GAGGCAACAAATAAAACCGAAGGCGGCAAATACTCTAAGTTGCTAAATGGACCATGAATTATGAAGATGGCATTTTGTATGCCGTAAAAGTTGCAAAAGGTGAATTAACAGTTAGTCGCAATGTTCGATTAGCTTGTCAACGATTTTTAAATCAGCTTGAAGATAGAGCATGGGGTTATGAATTCCATGTTGACTATGTAACGCATTTCCTTGAGTTTGCAAAAACGCTTGTTCACACAAAAGGACCCGATGCTGGCAAAGCGTTAATGCTTGAGCCATTTCAAATATTTATCATTTGCGCCATCTACGGATTTAGAAGTAAAAAAGATGTGAGCAAGCGCATGGTCACGGATGTGATTGTGTTTATCCCCCGCAAGGCTGGCAAGTCAACGCTGACCGCTGTCATTGCGTTGTATGAATTAAAGTGGGGTGAAGCTGGCGCAGAGGTTTATACATTGGCGACCACACGCGAACAAGCAAGCATTGTTTTTAATGCCGCAACTGGTTTTGTGGAAAATATGCCACATGATGTAGCGCAACTTTTTATTGTGCATCGCAACCAAATTACTGTTGCTGGCGATAGTCAAACAAAGTTCAAAGCGTTAAGCAGAGACACAAAAAAATCAGGCGATGGCATGAACCCATCTTGCGCCATCATTGACGAGGCGGCACAGATTGTGGACAGGAACGCCATTGAGGTGTTGCACTCAGGCATGGTGGCACGGCAGAACCCTTTGCGTATCTACATCACAACGGCATCCTTTACCAAGGAAACCAAGTTTTATGAAGATATGCAAATGCTTGAAAATATGCTTAACGGCGAAGCTGAAGACAATCCAAGATGGTTTGGTTTGCTGTACAGCCTAGACCCACAAGACGATTGGCGTGACCCTAAGATTTGGGCAAAGGCAAACCCCATGCACGGCATTAGTGTGTATGAAGAAGCCATAGCGGAAAGAGCAGAACAAGCAAAGCATAAACCGGCGGCGCTAAACGAATTTCTATGTAAGACACTTAACATTTATGTTAGTGCCAACTCCGCTTGGCTTGACCGAGCATATTGGGATGATGACAAGGCATTGATAAAAACACAGCGTGAACCCGAAGCAGTTTTTATTGGCTTTGACTTGGCGGCAACGCGAGATTTAAATGCAGTCTGTACGCTGAAACGATTTGCGGAAAATGATTTTGAAGCAGAGTTCAAATTCTTTTTACCCGAAGAAGGCTTGGCACTTGTGCCTAAACATTACAGCGATATTTTTCGCGTAGCTGTTAACTCAGGCATCCTACATATTACCGAGGGCAATGTAATGGATGACCGCGAGATAAGCGACTACATCATTGGGCAAGCCCAAAAATATGATGTTAAGGAAATTGGCTTTGACGCATATAACGCCGCAAGTTTGGTTGCACGACTGCATGAAGCTGGCTTGCCTGTTAAGAAAGTTGGGCAAGGCATGGCGGTGTTAAGCAACCCAAGCAAGCACGTTGAAAAGTTAATTATGAATTACGGCATCAAACATGATGGCAATCCATTTGTGGGATGGCAACTTGGCAACTGTGAAGTTTATACAGACGTTAACGGCAATGTTAAGGTAAGAAAAAATGAAAACGATAAAAGCGCAAAGGTTGACGGTATCATTGCTTTAATTATTGCGGTACACTGTTCTTTAGATAACCCAACCATGAGTGGCTTTGGTTTCCGAACTTTCTAAAGGTAAAAACATGGGAATACTAGACGTTTTCACAAGAAAAGAAAAGGTTTCCAAAGAGTCAAATACGCTGTTTGGGCAAACTGCGCTTGGCAATAATATTGTTTACCAAGGCAACAATAAGAATGCCACAGTCAATACGCAGATTCTTTATGTAACAACTGGAAGCACCACCAATGCTGGTCGCCCTGTTGATACATCAATGCTTACCCGCAACAGCACAGTTATGTCGTGCGTGGGTGCTAAAGCAAGAGCTATATCCCAACTGCCAATCAAAATCATGGCGTTGGCAGAAAATGGTTCTTATGTAAATGCGTTGACTGACCCAAGCGTAGGCACAAGAGACAAAGTAAAAGCAAAGCAAGTTTATAGTTTGCTGACAACGCCAAACAACTTCCAAAGCCAGTACGAATATTGGTATCAATGGATGATGTGGCATGAGTTACTTGGCGAGGCGTTTACCCTGTGGTGGAGAAAAGACCAAGATAATCCATCGCAAACGCCTTTGGAAATGTACGAACTGGACAGCACGTTAATTGCTGTCACGATTACACCTACACGCTATCCAAGCTATCGTTTGTCAACGCCTAGCTATGGCTACAACAAAGACGAACCACTTGCATCGCATCAAGTTATGCATTGCAAGGATATGGCTTGGCAAGGTTCTGCTGGCTTCAACAAAGGAATATTGGCGGCTGAATTGGTTGGCTTAGACCAAGACATTGATTTGTACGCCAACTATGTCATGCTTAACGGCGCGAAGCCAAGCGGTATGTTTATTACTGACAGCGTGATTCCTGATGCCAAATATAAAGAGATTGCCGCACGATTAAAAGAAGCATGGTCATCTATGGTTGGCAGTCAGCAAACAGACAAAAGCAAGCCCGGTCAAGGTATGTTGCTTGACCAAGGCATGAAGTATGAACCTTTAAAAATGTTAAGTTTGCAAGATACAGACTTGGCAAATTTAAAGTTGCAGACTATGAAGCGCATTTGCGGTTTGTATGGTGTGCCTCCATCAATGCTTCACATTGACAACCAAAAATATAACAACACCCAAACCATGCTGGATGAGTTCTACAAATCCACCATGTATCCCATCATTGTTAATGTCCAGCAAAAACTCAAGGCAAGTTTGTTTCAAGGTTACCCCAATTTGTGCGTTGAGTTTGATGTACAAGATTTCTTAAAAGGCGCACCGCTTGACCAAATGAATTATGTAACTGCTGGAGTTAACGCAGGGATAATGACACCAAACGAGGCGCGAGAATATTTGGGCAAAGCCAATTTAGAAGGTGGCGATGTATTGCAAACCGCTAAAAAAGCTGAACCAATTGCAGGCTCAAGTCCGCAAGATACTGGCGGTGGCGGCGGCAATCAAACCCGAAAAATGAACATTGGTAAATAAATATGGATGCCATTTTCAAAAAGATGGTAGGATATTTGCAAAGTTACAAGCCAAATGTCGGTGTTGCTAAACGTGGCAGACCGCCAAAAATAGTACAAGACATTGACCGAACAAAAGTCGATGAGGTAATTTATGACCAAAAACTTGATGATGGTATGCGAAGCAAAACTGATGGTGCAAAACCCATCAGAGGCGGCAGAACCGACAGGCAAGATTGAAGCAATGGTAACGACATGGGGCGCAAGAGAAGGCGCTGATGGTCGCAAATTTAATTACCAGCCCGAAGGCTTTATGGATTGGGCTGAAACTTTTTCCAAAGAAGGCAAGCCATTGCCAATGTTTTTAAATCATGCCGCTGACAATATGCCTGTTGGTGAATGGTACAGCTTTGAATTTGATGATGATGGCATGAAGGCAATGGGCAAGATTTTTGTCAATACAAATGCTGGCTCTGACCTTTATAAAATTATGAAAGAAAGCCCCACAATGTTTGGCGGCGTTTCTGTTGGTGCTTACGCTGACGAATACCAATATGTGAATGAAGATGGTATGCCAATGATGGCAGGCGATGACACCGATGAAGGTTATTTCCAAATCACTAAAGGCGGCTTGCGTGAAGTCAGCGTGGTGATGTATCCAAACAACCCAATGGCAGAAGTTCATGCGTTGGAATATTTTCGTGATGATGGTTCTGCCAATTTAAAGAATTTGGAAAAGGCTCTGCGCGAAGCAGGGATTTCCAAAAAAGATGCGGTCACTTCCGCATCTGTCTTCAAGAAGGTTTTGGAATCGCGTGATGCGACACAAGCCCCGATTGAAAATGCGCCACAACAGAGTGAGTCCGATGTGGATGTGACCGAACTGCTCAACGCATTAGAACTGCGTGAGTTATCCAAACTGTTAGATAAACGACTGAAAGGTTAATCATGTCCCAAGCAATCCTTGAGAAGCTGGATGCTATCGAAGCTAAACAAGCCGAAGCAGTATCAGCAGTAGAAGCAAAAATCCCCGAAGCCATTGCCGCTGTGCAAGCTGAAGTAGCCGAAAAGCTGTCTGCTTTTGAAGCTAAGTTGGCAACTGTGCAAGCGCCTGCAATCATTCGCGCACCCCACAAAACTGTGCGTGGTGATGTGAATCGTGCTGTGCGTGAGCAAATTTCCGCTTATTACAAAGGTGGTCGCCAAGGCGAAAAAGAATTGAAAATGTTTGAAGACGCTGGTCAATACGATGCGTATTTGCAAGAAGCATCTGCGTTGACTGCTGGCGGTAACAACCAAGGTGGTCGTACAGGCTATGACCCTGTGTTTGTTGCTCTGCGTTTGGCTAACCCCATGCGTGGCATTTCTCGCACAGTTGCAACCGATGGTTCTTCTTACCAATTCCGAGTCAAGACAGGTAATGCTGGCGCGGCTTGGGGATACACCATCCAAAACAACGGCGCGACCACAACTGAAGACACCTCAATTTGGCAATTAGTTTTGCAAGATTTGAACGTGCAATTCCCCATCCGTACAGCCGCATTGGATGACATTGATGGTTTGGAAGGCAATGTTGTTGATGATATGTTGGCAGAATTCGCACAAAGCGAAGCCTTGTCAATGGTTCAGAACAATGACCAAGCCGCACAATCAGTATCTAACCCCTACGGCGGTACAAACGGCTTGCGTGGTCTTGACCAATACGCTGGCGCAAATGCTACCTACACAGGCGGCACAGCATCAACAGCGGCATATGGCACAAGTGGTACAGGCTCAACAACTGGCTTGCACAGCTTGGCGACCTATGACCAATTGACTTCAAACGTCAATACTGTTGGCTTGAACAATATTGCATATAAAGATGTGATTAACTTCATGTATTCTTTGCCACAACAATATTGGACAGCAAACGCTAAGTTCATGGTAAATCCAATTTTGGCTCAAGCTATTCGTGGCTTGCAAGATACCAATGGTCGTCCAATTTTCAACTCTGTTGAATCATTGAACCCTGATGGCATCATCGGTCAAATGTTGGGCTTTGATGTGGTTATCAATAAGTATCTTGATAACCCATTCCAAGGCACAACTGGTGCGGCTGGCACTAACAGCCTTTACCCCATGTACTTTGCTGACTGGTCACGTTTCCACACAATCGTTGACCGCTTGAACATGGTCATGCGCCGCTATGACCAAACAGCGCCCGGCTTTATCACCTTCTACGGCGAGAAGCGTTTGGCTACATCGGTTCGTGACCCCAACGCTGGTGTTCGTTATCGTTCTACTGGCACTTCAACCTAATCGTTGCCCTTGGGTGGAGGCGTAAAAACCTCCACCTTTTTTTAGCAACCTTTTTTGGAAAATAAAATGAGCATTACCGAACGAATCCTTACTGGTATTAAGCAATC